CTAGTATTAAAAATACCTCAGCTGCTTTACCTGTATTAATACTTAAACCGCAACATTGTAAGATACACACAAGATTTAAAAAAAGTTGTCCCAATTGTCAGGAGATTATTAAATAATGGCCGGATATACACTCTCAGCATTAGAAGCTGACATTAGAATTTATACTGAAGTAAGTAGTACTGTTTTAACTGGTGCTATTCTAAGCAGATTTATAGAAAATGCAGAATTTAGAATTTTTTATGATGTCCCTAGTGATAATAATAGATTTGTTAGTGAAGGAACTTTAGCACTTGATGACAATACAATAAATGTACCGGGACTAGGAACAAAAGGAAATACTGGAACAGTGTTTGTTAGAGGAGTGGAGGTTTTTAATAGTACGGCCAATACTGAAGGTAAAGGGACATGGCTTATTAAAAAAGATCAAACTTATTTATCAGAATATACTGATAGATTAACTGGGCAGGAGGGAAATTTAACAGCGCAAGATGTGACCGGTTTTCCTAAATATTATGCAATGTTTGGAGGAGCCACAGGAACTTCATCTACTACTTCAGGAGCGTTATATTTAGCCCCTACTCCAGATGCAGCATATATGCACAGAATATATTATGATATGGTACCTAAGAGCCTAGTAACAGCGACAAGTGGAACTTATGTAAGTCAGTACTTTCCACAGGGCTTATTATATGCTACTCTCGTAGAAGCTTATGGATTTTTAAAAGGTCCAATGGATATGTTGACATTGTATGAAAATAAATATAAACAAGAGGTAGCAAAATTTGCGGGCGTACAAATTGGTAGAAGACGAAGAGATGACTATACAGATGGTACTGTTAGGATTCCCATCAAATCACCAAACCCGTAGTATAGGAGATAAAAATGGCAATAGCATCGGAAATTTGTAACAGTTTCAAAGAAGAAATTCTACAGGGTGGACATAATTTAAATGCAACTGGAAGTACTCCTGCTGGAAATACGATTATGTGTGCTCTTTATTCAAGCAACTCAGCAAGTTTAGGTAAAGCAACAACAGTGTGGGCAGCAGCATCAGTTCCAACTGCCGATCCTACAGATACATACGAAGTCACAACAACAGGTTCAGGTTATGCAAGTGGCGGAAAAGCTTTAACTGCAATTGATCCAACACTATCAGGAGATAGTGCGGTTTGTGATTTTACTAATGAGAGTTGGACATCGGCTAGTTTTACAGCTAGAGGATTATTACTTTATAATTCTACAGATATTACGGGCTTCACTAATGAAAGAGCAATTCTTGCTATTAATTTTGGTGGCGATAAAACTGTAACTTCTGGCACATTTACTATCGAATTTCCTAGCGCAGCAGCAGGTACAGCTATTCTGGAAATAACATAAGGAGTAACTCCTTATGGCTAATACTTGGAATAAAGCCGGTACAACCTGGGGTTATAACTCTTGGCAATCTGATACCGTTACACAATCTATAACAGGACAATCTTTAACATCATCACTCGGAACACCAGAAGCTTACAATGTTGAAGGGTGGGGTAGTGATTCTTGGGGTATTGAAAACTGGGGTCAATCAGGCCTCACTATATCTCTTACAGGTTTATCAGCCACATCTTCTGTAGGAACACCAACCCCTTCTTATTATCCAGGTTGGGGAACTTTAACCTGGGGTGAAAATGGGTGGGGAACTATTACTGAAGGTACTGTTCCACTTACTGGAATTTCAGCAGCTACAAGTGTAGGCTCCGTTATTACTCAAATAGGAGTTCCACTTACAGGACTTTCTGCGGCTTCTTCAGTGGGAGCACCAACTGGTAGATCAGATGTTTCTTTTGCTATTACAGGATTACCAGCCGCTTCTTCACTAGGATCCGTTATTACAGAAATTACTGTGCCTGTCACAGGACTTTCCGCGGCATCTTCTGATGGATCGCCAACTATAAGATCCTATAATACAACTACTCTAACTGGAATTTCTGCAGAGTCTTCGGCGGGAGCTATTATTATTTCTTCTAACCCTCTTGTTCAACCAGCTGGAGTTTCAGCAGCATCTTCTCTTGGATCAGTAGTTACAGAAATTGGAGTACCGGTTAGTGGGCTTTCAGCAGCATCTTCAGTAGGAAGCGTAACTATATCTACTTTAACAACGGTATCTTTAACAGGGATATCGGCTACAGCTTTGGTTAATTCTACTTTTAGTGTTTTAGGATATAAAGATATTGACATAACAGGGAATACATCTTATACAGATGTAACACACGCAGGATAAGGAGATTTATGGCATCGAATTATAACTCACTTGGTTTTAACTTAATGACTACTGGCGAAAATGCTGGTTCATGGGGTACAAAAACTAATCTAAATTTAAATTATCTCAGAGATACGATGGGTTGGATCACGTTAGCATTGACGGCTGATCGAACTTTAACTATTCCTGATGACTCTACTGGACCATATGATGGTAGAGCTTTTATTGTAGAGCTTACGGGCTCAACTGCTGGAAATAGAATTTTAGATATTGCAGCTACTGCAGGTTCAGGATCTTCTCCTGGAGGTACAGCGGCTATTTTAAAACCATTCTTAATTATAGATAAGACAACTAGAGCTGCTGGAAATACAATCACTTTTAAAGTTACAGGTCAAACAGGTATACTTGTTCCTAAATATGGTAGTGTTTTCTGTTATCATGATGGAACGGATATTCGTACTTCAGGGATGATAACTACTAGAAGTGGTGCTGGAGCCGTAGCGGCCCAACCCTTATACACATTACCATCTGCTGACGGATCAGCAGATCAATACTTAAAAACAGACGGCGCAGGAGAAATGAGTTTTGCTACTCTTCCTGCAGCAGGAATAACAACTGGAGTAGCTATTGCAATGGCGATAGTTTTCGGGTAATAACAATAGAGGAAATAAAAAATTATGGCAAATCCAAATATAGTAAGTGTATCCGCAATCACAGCTGGAACGTTAGGATGGAATCTACCTACTGGCGGACTGGTTAATTTAATAGATCCTGATACAGGTTATCTTTTAAAAATTAATAGAATCGTGGTAGCAAATGTCGATGGCTCATCTGCAGCAGATGTAGATGTAGCAATTGTGACAGCCGCACAAACTTTTACAAACACAACAGTGACTGGCGCAGATGCAACAACTTATTTAGCAAAAACAATTTCAGTACCAGCAGACGCTTCTTTAGTAGTTTCTGATACTCCTATTTATTTAAGAGAAGGAGACAATCTACAAGCTAACGCAAGTGCATCTGGTGACTTAGATCTTACAATATCATTTGAATTGATAACAGACGCATAGGAGGATTAATTATTATGTCTAGCTCAGGAAATGGCGGAATAATTGGTGTCTCAAACGTAGTCGTTAACGGTTGTGCAGCATGTGCAACTGCCTCAGGTGTTTGGCAAATGAACACTGTATATCAATATATAAAAGATTCAGATTGGGTTTATAATTTTGCATCTTTAGATTATTTAGTAATTGCTGGTGGTGGTAGCAGTGGAAGTTCTTCTAGTGGTGGTGCAGGAGCAGGAGGAATGTTAACTTCTTTTCCCGGTGGTACAAAAGTTGATCTAAAAGCAGGAAGCGCAACTACAGTAACTGTTGGATTAGGAGCTGCAAAATCGTGCGCTGGTACTGGAATTCAAGGATCTCCCTCTTCACTTGGAACTGTATGTACTACAGGTGGTGGATATGGTGGAAGTGCTGGTGGACCTGGAGGTTCAGGCGGTGGTAGCGGTGGTGGACCCGGTGCTGCTGGAACAGCTTGTCAAGGAAATCCTGGTGGAAATTCTGGTGGTTCAAGTGCTGGTGGTGGCGGTGGCGCTGGTGGAGCTGGTACTAACGCTCCGGGTTATCCCGGCGGTGGTGGTCCTGGCGGAAATGGTTTAGCAAATTTAATAGCTCCGGCTTATTCGGGAGGAACAACATTCGGTGGAGGTGGCGGAGGTCACGGTCAACCAGGTGCAGGTGGAACTGCGGGTCCTGGTGGCGGAGGTAACGGTGTAGGTTACGGCGGTGGTGGTCCAGCCACACAAGGAACAGACGGTCTTGGTGGTGGAGGCGGTGGTGGTAACAAAACGGGACCGGGACCAGAAAACGGTCCACAGGCTGGTGGTAAGGGAGTAGTTTTTGTAAGAATAGCTACGGCTTGTAAACCTGCAGCTTATGCACTAGCGCCTGGATGTAATACAGATGCGGTAGTTGGATGTTGCACAGTAGCAACTTTTACAGTGACGGGGACACTAACATTATAAAATTATGGCTGACACTTTAGCTTTTGTAGAATTAGAAGAAAAAACAGATCCAACAGGATTTACATCTGATACACATTTAGTTGTAGTCAGAGGAATTGCGGTTGGTAAAGATGTACCAACGGCTGATGGTCCATTAGGAGACAATCCCAAGCATGTTGATGGTGAAACATACTGTCACGATTTATTCAAAGGTGGAACATGGAAACAAACTTTCCAAGATAATTCTTTTAGAAAACAATATGCAGGTACGACTTTTATTTATGACCCTGTAAAAGATATATTTAAACAACCCCAACCTTACGCTTCATGGGCACTAGATGCTAATGATGATTGGCAAGCACCAGTAACTTTTCCAACAGTTACAGAATATGGTGATCCAACTAAACAGTATATATTGGATTGGGATGAAGACGGTCAACAATGGACCGCAAAAGATATAGAAGACCCACAAGGTTTTTTCAATTGGGACCCATCAGGTCTTACTTGGGTAGCTATCTAGTTCCCCTCTTTACTTTTCTATTTCTTTAATATACACATGTCCTATAAAGACATATGCAACTTAAAAACTATTATTGGTATTTCCAGAAAGCAGTCCCAGAAAGAATCTGTGATGACATTGTAAGATATGCTAAATCTATTAAAGATAAAATGGCACTCACCGGTGAGTCAGGTGATCCTGAAACATTGGATCAAATTAAAGATTTAAAAAAGAAAAGAGACTCCAATGTTGTTTGGTTGAATGAGGCGTGGATTTATAGAGAAATACAACCTTATATTCATAGAGCGAATAAGAATGCGGGCTGGAATTTTCAATGGGATTGTAGTGAACAGTGTCAGTTTACCAAATATAACAAAGGACAATACTATAATTGGCATCGTGATGGATGGGGTGAATCTTATCATGACCCTAAGAATCCTAATCAATATAAAAAAATTAGAAAACTATCCGTTACGTTATCTTTATCGGATGAAAAAGATTATGAAGGTGGAGAATTAGAGTTTGATTTTGAAGATATAGATTCTAAGGAAAAACAAACCCCACGTAAATGTAACGAAATACAATCCAAAGGATCTCTGGTAGTTTTTCCAAGCTTTCTACGGCACAGAGTATGCCCCGTTAAAACCGGAACAAGATATAGTTTAGTAATCTGGAGTTTAGGATGGCCTTTTAAATGACAGATAGTGCTGAAACATTTCCTCTACAATTAACTAGAGACGACTATTTTAAATGTCCTGTTTGGACTGCTGACGCTCCTCAATTTGTTGATGATTTAAATAGCGCCTCAGATAAATATATTCAAACGGCTAAAGATAATCTTAAAAAAGGGATAGATAAAAGAAATAAAGATTTTGGAGATAAAGGAGACATGGGTCAGGTTTTTCATTCAACCCCTTTAATAAAGGATCCTAATTTTAAAGATCTCACACATTATATTATTTCCACATCTCATAATCTATTACTTGAAATGGGTTTTGATTTAACTCATCATCAAGTCTTTGTTACAGAAATGTGGGTACAGGAATTTGCTAAAGATGGAGGAGGGCACCACACTTTGCACACTCATTGGAATGGTCATATGTCTGGTTTTTATTTTTTAAAAGCAAGTGAGAAAACATCAAGACCTACGTTTGAAGATCCAAGAGCTGGAAACTTGATGAATCTTTTACCTCAAAAAAAACCTCATAGAGTAACTTATGCCAGTTCTCAAATACATTATAATATAAAACCAGGTCAAATGATTTTCTTTCCATCCTATCTACCCCATCAGTATGGCGTAGATATGGGATATGACCCATTTAGATTTATACATTGGAACTGTCAAGCCTTTCCCAAAGGAATAGTGGGTATCCAACAAAAACCAAAAGGAGTATTGAATGTCCAAGAAAAATAAAGTAATTAATATTATTAAACTCAAGGATATTGATCCTATTCGAGCGGCACATATTCATTCAATATTTGGACACCCTCCTAAGACAAGTAAAGGACATAGAGGTGTTGATTGGGTTGAAACTCTTATTAAACATAAAATGGAGAAAAAAAATGTCATTCAAAAGAAATAAATACAAAATAGTAAGGGCGGCCATATCCAAAGAGCTAGCCTCGTTTGTCTACTCTTATTTGTTAAAGAAAAGACAGGTGTGTCATTATTTATTGCAGCAAAAATATATCTCACCCTTTGCGGAATATTGGGGAGTGTGGACAGATGGCCAGGTTCCTAATACCTATGCTATTTATGCAGACACTGTAATGGAAACATTGTTGGAAGCTTTAAAAGTAAAGATGGAAAACGAAACCGACTATAAATTAAATGAAACTTATTCCTATGCCAGAATTTATAAAACAGGAGACATTCTTCATCGACACAAAGATAGAGATGCCTGTGAAGTTTCTGCTACTTTGCATTTAGGAGGGGATCCCTGGCCTATTTATATAGATCCTACAGGAAAAACAGGTCAAGCAGGAACCCCAATAAAACTTGAACCAGGGGATATGCTACTCTATTCTGGATGTGATCTTGAACATTGGAGAGAAGAATTTAGAGGAAAGGATTGTGCACAAGTTTTCTTCCACTATAACGATGCTACTGGTGATAAAGCTAAAGACAATAAATTCGATTCACGTCCTTTCTTAGGACTCCCTAAGGAGTTTAGAAGTGGTACGAGGGATCTCTGGAATTAAGGCTTTACTTACCCTAAAAAATAGTTTATAAAATACATTGGTGAGGGGATGATCCACCACAGATTCCCCTTGCTTTAAAACATATTGAATTCCCCTACAATCTGCTATAAGTCATAGTAAACAGGTTTTTATATGCTACAAAAATTAGGGTTCGTACCAGGATTCAACAAACAAGTTTCAGAACTAGG